CGTGTTCATCTTATCTTCAATGCGAGAAATTGCTTCGCTTGAAGTTGAGACTGTTTCTTTGATAACTGTAGTTTCTAGCGTAGTAGGATCTACTGTCTGCGTAACTTCTGTCTCATCTACTGCGCTGAAGCCGAAGTCTTCTGAAGTGCGCAACAGATATTCTGAAGGAATTGAAATTGTCATGCGAAGAATCCCATTAGTGATGACTTACGTTCTGCTGACCAACCAAACGTTGAAACGATTGCGTTGATCGGCTCTAGATACGCCTTCTCAAACTGAGTGTCATAATCGATGTATTTTTCCATGTCAAGCTCTTTAGGCAATACACTCACTACAGACAAAACGTTTTCTTGCACAGGATTAGGCGTCTTCATGTAACAGAATTTGATCTTCTCTCCGTCTTTGATCGTCTGGTATTTCTTGTCTAGATTCTTCTTGCGTAGCAGATGATTGAAGACAATAGCGCCGCGAACATGAATAGGAGTGCCTTTCTGATACAGTTGAACTGTGCTGACATATTTAGTCATGTCTGAGATGCCACGTGGGAATGCGACATCTTCAAACTTCATACGCTTGAACTCTTGTTTGAAGTTATCGTTGAAGTTCTGTAGTTCAGATTCAGTGCCGTGAATAACAATCTTGATAGCTTCTTTCATCTTGTCCCTACACACAGTTGGAGTAGAAGACTTTACGATTTCTAGACCCATCACTTTGAGTTTAGGCTCAGCGTAGCGAACACCTTCGCTGTCATAGACGTTCAGGATGTATCGCTTCTTTGCTGTCCAGATACCCTTGTCGGCTAAGACTTCACGCTTCATTTGCATCTTCTGCGCATATGCGTTCATGTAATCTGCTAAGTCTTGATATGAATTATCGATGACTTCTTGGATCTTGCCGTCGCAGACTTTATCCATAAAGTCAATGATTTGAACTTGATTCATCTTTTCTACACCAGAGCCGTAGACTTTTTCGACCAATGGACCGAGATGCAGATAGATTGAATCTGTGTCTGATGCGATGATGTAATCAACAGAGTCTGTCTTCAGAACTTTGTTCATGTATGCGTTCATCTTAGCTTCAATCCAACGAATGGATAGCTGCCCAGACAAAGTGATCGCTTCAGCTTGTCGCAAGTCATAGAAGCGGAAGTATTGATTGCCTAGCGCACCATAAGCAGAGTTTAGCTGAACTTTCTTAGCCATCTGAAGATTCTTGTATTTTGAAATCTTCTTTTCACACTCATACTTTTCATCAGCAGTCTTTGCGACTTCTTTCTTCTTCTGCCATTCAAGCATTAGCTTCTTATACTTTGATCGATCATCATACATTGTCTGCATCATTTCTGGCAGAAAGCCTTGCTTGTCTTTACGAAAGTAGTGTCCGTTAGCTGCCATGCAATATTCGGTGTCGTTCACAAATTCTCTGTTCAGCAAAGAATCAATTGTCACATGCGTATGCAATGCATCGACAATAGTATCTGGGCTGATGTTGTATTGCATGATCAAATGTGGATACAGACTATTCAAATCGAATGATGCAACGTAATGATACATGCCCGGCTTAGGCTCTTTGACATACGCACCTTCGTATGCATCGTCTTTCGATGAGTGCTTTTTCTGAGGAACAACGATGTTTCTGCCCATCAGATGATTGTGAGTTAGCGTGTCCCACATCCGAACTTGAGTGAAAACGTCATTCAAATTCACTTTAGCGTCATATGCGAGTGCTAACACCATTTCAATTAGTTTCATCTTATCTTCAAGTCTGTCAACTAGATCAACGTCTTTGATGTTATAGTCAATGAATTTTTGATAGTCTAGTCGATACAATTGGTGCAAGTTTTCGAACTCTGAGTAGTCTAGCTTGTTCTCGCCAAGTTCTACGTTAGCGATTGTGTCTAGACGATAGTTTTCTTGTTGCGAATACGTAAACTTCTTGTATAGCTCAAGATAGTCTAGAACAACGATGCCAAGCAATTCATAAACAGTCTGCTCACGATTGTTCACTTTTGTGGTTCGCGAAGTGATCATTTTCCAAGGAGACAATCGTGTTACTGTATTCTCACCCAACAGTCTAACGATGCGATTGTGTAGATATGGAATATCGAAGAACTGCACGTTCCAACCAGTGATGATGTCAGCATCAAAAAGTTCCCACAATTCGAGAAACTTCATGATTAGCTGACGCTCATCGTCGCACTTTGAATATGTTACATCTTTGCGAGTGTTTACATACTCGCCGCAGCCAATGACATGATAATGTCCATCGACTTTCATTGTGATCGCAGTGATTGGTTCTGTAGCTTTTGATGGCTCAGGAAAGCCGTTCTCAGAGCCGACCTCGATGTCAATGTTGATAATCTTCAACAAGTCGGTGTCATACTCGACACCATCTGGATATTGCCCATGAATGTAAATGTATGGGAAGTTTGTAGAGCCGTAAATCTTGAAGTTGTCAACATCTTCATAGTTGCTCATGAAGTCGGCTGCTTCATTCATGCTATCGAAATTCATAGCATGAACAGCTTCTCCTAGTAGAGTGCGAAATTCAGTTTCGCGATTGTCCTTAGACGGAACATATAGCGTAGGCTTGTACTCAACACGGCGCTGAAAACGCTTGCCGTTATTGTAGCCGCGTTCAAGTACAAACTTACCTTTTCTTGCAAAGTGCGTGTAAAATTTCATCCAGTGAAGATCCTAGGTTGAGCTACGATGATATTGCCAAATATCTCATTATACTTGGCTTCAATCTTCGGGTCAACCTCTGTGATGTATAGAAGCAATGACTTGTTCATCGCAACCTCAGTCGCTGGAGAGAAAGTCAACATGCGCTGAATGTTTAGATTGGGCTGACCGTTCTCCATCATCACGAGTGCGATTTGACATGGATTCTTCACTGTCAGTGTAGAACCGTCTTCGCTGAGAATTTCAGCAACGATGTCTTCTCCGACGAGAGTTCTTAGTAGTTGGATTTTTGCCATGATATTATACTGCTCCAAAAATGAATTGTTTTAGGTTTGGTGCTTTCCAGCCCTCTGGCTTTAGAACTTTACCATCTTCACGCTTGCGAACTTTTCCCGTGACTGGATCAATCTTCGCGAAGTTAGTAGACATGACTTCTCTCCACGCGGCTTGTGGATCTACGCCCATACTGTGAAGCGCTCCAATCGTGACGACGAGAATGTCAATCAATGCGTCTAATTGCTCAACTCGATCATTGTCGCGAGTCGCAGCAAATAGCTCATCAACTTCTTCTTCAATGAGTTTGTTATACAGTGCAAACTGAGATGGATTGTTCAATCCGATAGTTTGATCACATGATGTCATAAATGTAGCTTGATCAATAAATGGATTCATGATGTTCCTTCATAAACTAAATGGGGGCTTGCGCCCCCAGAATGCTTCAGTACCAACGCTCGATATAACCAATTTTTTTCAGTTGCTCATCTTTATAATCATTATACTCTCTTGAGTAATGAAGTAAAGCGCTGAATACGTCTTTGATGAATGCTAACATGATTATTCAGTCAAATATTGCTTAGAAGAAGTCTTCTCAGCTTTCTCTTTGACTGCAATCTTCTTTGGCTTCTTATGCTCTGGAATGATACGCTCTAAGAAAATTTTGAGCATGCCATTGATCATTTCTGCGTCTTTGACTTCGATTTGATCATTCAATGCGAATGCGCGAGTGAATGCGCGATTTGCGATGCCTTTGAATAGATAGTTCTCGTCAGTGTTGTCTGATGTTGAACCCTTCACGACTAGCTTGCCATCTTCTAGTTCAATCTCGATGTCCTGCTTACCAAAGCCAGCAACAGCAAGCTCGATGGCGTATGTGTTTTCGCCAGTCTTCTTGATATTGTATGGAGGATAGTTAGGAATGCCCTTCGTTAGATCGTCATGCATCTTAGATAGGCGATTGAATTGGTCCTCAAAGCCGACAAAATACTTGTCAAATTCCTTGAATCCTGGACCGAATACAGATAGATGTGTCATAATAGTTTCTCCTTTATTAAGCGAGTGATGTTGATTCCTTACCCAAAAGGCGTAAGGTGCTCACTTGATCATATCCTTGGCGTTGAATACAATCCTGGCAGCAGCCGCCAGTTGACGCCTTTTATCGTAGCATCAAACGATCCCAAGGTAGTGGGATGAATTATTCCTGC